AGGACCAATAGGACCAATAGGACCAGTTAACCCTGTAGGACCTTGCTGACCAGTCAACCCTGTAGGACCTTGCGGACCAATATCACCTTTAGGACCTTTAATATTACCTAATTGACTAGATTGATTGGTTGGTGGGCTTTGAATATATGCGACATCGACGCTTAGATTTCCATTATTATCTAAATTAAATGATAAATTAGGAGTTTCTCCAGCGTCTCCTTTAGGACCAGTGTCGCCTTTTAGACCTTGGATAATTGTGGCATTAGTTTTTACAGTTGTGATAGTTGCTTTCATTTTATTTGGTATTGTTACATCCATTATTCAGCACCTTCTCTCTGTTTATAACTTCCTAATTCTGAGTTATATTTAGAATTAATTAATTTATTAGCAATTTGAGTAGCTGGTCCACCACCAGTAGCCATTGCGGCTAATGTTTCGAAATGTCCCCATGTCATATCAAAATATACCAAAAATATAGTGACAAAAACAAATAGCAAGACAAATGTTAATGCGATTACACGTGTAAGGCTTAACCCACCGTTTTCGTATAAAAGCATTTGAAGAATATGTTTCATGGTCTTATAAACTCCTTTATAAATTTTAAAAAATTTACTAGGGAAGGATACCATACAAAAGCTGTTGCGTCTATTTGGTTAAGTTTTTCAACAATAGAGCATACTTCAGATACAAACGGTATCAGCATAAATAACACTGATAACATATAATCAACACGGAATCCATATATTGAAACATCTGGTAATGACCAAGATGCCGCCGCCAATGTAAAGAATATAGGGTATGTAAATGCCACTTTATTAAATAAGGACATTCTAAATTTTTTACTAATTAAGAATCTTTTTCGTTTACCGTTAGGTAATTCTAAAGAACCCCATCCGAACCATAATGCGGTAATAACATACCGTATTGTATTCGGTTTCTTTCTAGCTTTATTAAATTCGATAATTTCAATAATAAAGCGTAGGGTAATATCTATAAATAGCAAAAAACAGGTAGCCATAATGACTACCATAATATCATCAACAGCACTTAATGGAGTGTTGTGGTATAGTAAACCATATACGAAAGCCCCAGTACTTGCATCGTATGGTTGCACAGGAGGTGGTGGTAAAAATTTTTCGACCATTAAATACCTTCCTCCCATGTTACACTAGGACTAACAAAGACATATCCATTAGCAATACGTGTGATATAACCGTTTTTATCTTTCATAATAATATCATATGTATATTGAGTTAATTCAGAAAAGTTTTCTCCGTCAATATTCAGTTTAGAGCCATCTGCATTGACAAAATGTACCTCAACAATACCTTTAATTGCATCTACAATTTTTGTTTTGCCTTCAAAAATAGTATCTGTCGATGTTGCTGACTCTTTTACTTTGCATTTGAATAGGCAACCAGTAATATCTACTGGTCGCCCATCTTCTGCTGTAATATTGACTTGGAAAAATGTATCATCCCCCTTATTGATATTAATATCCATTTGAGGTGTAATAAATTTTCCTTTTGCCATATATTACTCCTTATACATTAACCCAAGTTTTAGAATTAAAGTTTAATTTTTTAGACTTATCAGAATTATATACTGTAGTCCAAGGCACTAAACCAGTAGCTAGTGCCTCTGGGTCACTTGCCTCGCTAAGAATAAATTCACAACCACCTTGAGGTAATGAGTTCATATCCCAACGCATTTCTTTTGTTAATGCTAATTTAGGGGCATTAACATGCTCTAAGCTAGATAAATTAAGTGGTCCTTTAATCCAAGAAGTACATTCTGGTAAGTTAATTGTTTTATAACCAGAGAAAGTAATAGCATTTTCCTCTACAGTAGTTACTTTTGGTAAATCTAAAGTTTCAACACCATAGATATTATAGTATTGGTATGCTTCAGCTACAGTAGTTACATTAATATCAGGAGTGATACGATATGTTTCTACACGAGAACCAGTCATATCAAGATAGTCAATAACTAGAGTTTCAGTACCAAATGGTTCTGGTAATGCTAAAGAAGCAGCACCACCAATAATTTCTGTCTTAGTATTTTCTTGACCACTGAGCATTACGAAGAAGTGAGACTCACCATAGATGTATACGCTTGTATCACCAGCACTTGGTTGGTTGAAAGAGAACGTAGATGGAATACGTGGCATCGGTTTACCTAGGTTGTCAATAATAGCATGCAAAATGCTTTCCAAATCCTCTGTAGCGTATACGTTTTGGCGTTTCAAATAGTGTGCTACGCTAGGATATTTAGTATTGTCAATACTATCCCCTTTAGGACCCTGAGGACCTTGCGGACCAGCAGGACCGATAGGACCGATAGGACCTTGTGGACCACGGAAACCTTCTGGTAATTGTCCAAAAGTAATGTGTAAGTTTTGTGTCTCAGCCATAATAGCCTCCTATTTTTGAAATAAAATTAAAATAACACGTAACCGATAAACGGTACGTTTCCAACCATAATTCCTATCACTCTGGTCATAGTGGTCACTATATGCATATGCAACATGGTCTAGCGTTATACCGTATGTGATTGGATTGCCTAATGGAAGTGCATTAAACACATGTTTCCCCCACCACGATGGTGCCTTTTCGGGGGTTATATAGTCTATGACACCTTGCGGAATAGCAACGCAGTTTTCCCATGAATATCCTTGTGGAAGATAAATAGTATCTCCATGATTATAATCACGAACAATAATATCTACATTTCTCATATGGAACCCTGCTTGATAAATGCTTTCAGCATCAATACGAGAACCACTAATAGTAACCCCAGTTAAATTAGCACCTCTAATATTACCACTTTTATCAATATTAAATGAATTATCGGCACTGTGTATGCTACTAGCCACGACTTCACCAGACTCTACCTTGCCAAGTTTACCGCTGATAGCTGCAAGTTCATTAACTACGAGCTTATCTGATGTAATAGTCTTACTTTCAATATTATCACCTGTGATACTTCTAGCTTTAATATTATCACCAGATATTGTATTAGCGGCAATTCTGTCACCAGTCAATGTTCCAGTTTTGATGGCTCTACCATCTAATGTGTTGGTAGTGATTTTATCACCTGTGATAGAATTTGTTTTAATATGCTGAGATTGGATTTCTCCAGCTTTAATTTTATCGCCTGTTATAGCATTACCAGCAATTTTATTACCTGTAATCGCATTGGCGGCAATCTTATCAGTACTAATAGCCCCATCTTGGATTTTAGTTCCTACTACTGCTTTATCTCCAATATATTTAGCAACAATTACACCATCATCAAATACAGTCTTTTTAGTAATATGAATGGCATCAGATGGTATTTTCTCTACTGTAGACTCAGATACTTCTGCTGACATTTCGCCTTCGCCAAATATGTCGGTATAACAAATCTTGATTTTATATAAACCTGTTGAACAGTTGAATGTGAATACATTCGATGTTACTTGATATGGCTCATTATTAACGTAAATAGTAGCCCCATTACAATCTTCTGGAATACTATCAAAAGTAACCTTTAGACCTTCATAGAATTTTTCAATGATTATATTACGTGGTGCATGAGGTACTGGTTTATTATACTGCAATGTTGCTGGAACTGACCAGGAGTTACCGATACCCTTATTATACAAGTATGCTGTACCACTACGTGCTGTTGGAATAGCAGTAGAAGATAACCCTGTAGTAATTTCCAGTCTATTCTGTAAACTACCTACGTTAGTATCTAAACGTAATTCGGACCATTCATAGTCATTTTGGTCATATTGTTTCCAAGACCAATAAGCACCACGCTTATCGAAGACTACTGTAAACTGATACGCTCCATTAGGAGTATGGTTAGTTTCAGAGATATAGTGTGTTTTTGTTGGGGCCGTTTTCTCTTCTGAGATAGCGTTAACAATATTTCGAGCCCTGATGCGGATAAGATATTTCTTACCTACAGCAAGACTTTGTATCATATATGAGTTGGTTTTAGTAGTGTCATAATGGCGTGTCCATTCTATTTTTTCAAACTGTTCAGTTGTAGTTGAAAAATCTCCAACTTTTACGTCAATACCAACACCTGCATACTGTTTGATGCGGTCAGAGTTCCACTTTACTAATAAAGAGATACTTCCCTGTTCATTTTTTTCTTCAATAGTGACACCATACACTTGCTCAGGGAACGTATCTGGATTATCTGCCGTAGCATTAAAGATACGCTCTACCTTTTGAATTTGCTCATTAAGTTCAGATGCTATATCTTTTAGGTATTTTTTTAATAAGGAGATAAATTTACTACCATCGCCCTGTATGGTTGACGGTAAATTATTAGTAGCATTTTCTGCCATATTACCTCCTACAATAAACCAACAATAGCTTCTAGCATATCTTGCTCTACATCCATATTAAACCCATGATTCGACATCGCTAGTATAATAACTAACTGCCCAATAAGGTTATTGAAAGCATTATTAGTAAATGGCAACTCATCTGTTTTTTGAGATAGTTGTGGCGGTCTTTTATAATACCTAACCTTTAACGGGATTTTACCGTAAACGATTGCTTTAGGTGGCTTAATAAGTACAGGAGCTTGATTTGTAGCCCTATACCAATCAGTTGGCAAATTATTGTTTTCTTGAGTAAATTCAATATCTGCAATCACCTCATAGTATCCTTTTTGGATAAGGACGTGCCACATAAAGTTAATGGCGTCATTCATATAAGCAATTAACTCTTTATCTTCGTAACCACTTTGAAGGTTGTCACTTAAACGGTCTCGTAGAGCCGCCTTATCCATTAGCTCCTGAACCGTCATTTTCTTTTACCTCCCCTGTGATAGACTTAATATCATATACTGTATAAGTTACTAATTGACGTTGTTGTAGAATCTTGTCAAATGGTATCTTATCAGATAAAGTTGTAACGTGAGGTCTACTAGCGAAATAGCGGATAATCATAGAACCTGTATAGTTTGGGTCCATGTGTTTAACTTTGATACCGTCAGTATCTTGAATAAATACTACAGGGAATTGACCACATAAGGAAATAAAGTCATCTGGTCGTGCAGTTTTATTATTACCTATTAATGTCAATTCTTTTACAAGTTCTGGGTTGTTATCCTGTGATAACTCATCGCTAAGTCGGTCGATAGCCACGTTTAAACTCATAATTAATTCTTCATCAGACAATGATAGTTTTTGCATATCACCTAAACGCTGACGCACTAGAATTAACAAATCGTTAGCTGTCATTATACCTCCTATACAAAGAATGGCATAGGTCTGTCGATAGGACCGCTAGACTCATTAGCCACTAATTTTTGAATTTCGGCAGAGATTAAACCTGCCACAGTATCTGACCCAAAATTACCATTAAGTAAGCCAATAGAGTATCGAGTAAACATGTCGAATAGAACATATGGTAAATCAATCTCATCCTCTATAGTTTCAATGGGGTCTATAATATATAAATACGTCATGACAACGTCTTTATCAACTTTGATAGCATCTTTAGTAAATTTATATTTACCATCGTATGCTTCAAACTCTTTAAAGCCACCAAAATCTTCTGGTAGTTTAGCCTTACCGTTTTTAGGTTTAAGCTTAATTTCTTTTGCAATCCAGTAAGATTTTGTATTGATGAGTGCGAGGTTTACGTATCTTAATACTACATTAAGAGAATCAATGATTTCTGGGTCACTATGCTTACGAGTAGCGTTTTCACCAAGTCCATAAAGGACAGATGTGACAACATCTCTTACTTCAATCATAAATACCTCTTAGTATTTCCTGTGGTAGTACGGAACTCTGGATTTTTCATAATCCATTTACGTATCCACATTTCATATTCTTTCTTATCAATACCTTGGCATTTTTGAGCCATGATTAATTCGAAGTCGCTGAAGAATCGGTGTCTAGGTATACGAGCAATAACTTTAGCTTGCCCACCACCCATATCACCTTCAAGCCCACTATTACGTTCTTCTCTGGCTTGCTCTAATACTTCTGTTTCGTCAAACGTATGCTGGATTGACCAAGTATCTTTATCTACTGTAACTTGTGAACTAATTAACATGAATACCTACCTTTAGAAACAAAAATAAGGGGGTAGAATTAACTACCCCCAAATGGTTTATTTTGTAATGCCGTACAAACGAGCGTTGGCAATCGGTGCAGTACATTCGAGAGTAGCTGTACCTGTGATTACGGATTCTTTGTAAGTACCTTTACGTTCCAAATCTTCGTTATGGAATGGGATAAGGTAACCAAGTTTCCAGTATTGCAATTCAAGCAAATCAACAACATCGTTTTCGTACATACGATGAGCTACTAACTCAACAACGCCGAAGTCAGTTTCAATAACGTCAACTACTTGAGTTAATTTCTTAGCTTCCATAGCTACGTTACGTTGAGAGTTAGCTGTGAATGTAGATGCTTTACGTTTGTTTTTACCAGACATAACGGCAATATCAATGTTACCGCCACGACCCCATACTGCTTGCATAGCATCATTCAATGCTTCCATAGTGAACTCGCCTTGAGAAGCAAGTTTACCAGCATCAATAGCATTGCAGTATGTCAATTCCATTTTACCAGAAGTAACAGCGGCGGATGGTTTTACTGGAGTACCAGGAGTTGCCGCAGAATCTTCTGCTGTCAAATGCAATGTAAATGTATTAGCATCTTTAGGTTTAACGAAATATTGAGTGTTCGGGGAGAATTTAGCATCAAGTGCATTAGTACCTTTACCACGAACAATAACTTTATCACCAGTCACAAAACGGTGAGAGTTAAGTGTTACGACACCTTGTGCGTCCACAGTTACTTCAGAGAAGTTGTCCAAGAAGTAAGGGATACCACCAAAGCGACCAGGTGTAACTTCATCAAATGGAGTTTTTACTTTATTAGAAACAATCGCATACTCTAAGTCACGACCAATTTCTTTAGAAGCTTTCAACATTTGATAAGATTTTTCATCACGTACACCGTATTTCTTGATAGCTTGAGTGATATCAGATACTGTGTAACCGTGTTCGAATTGTTGAGTGAAGTTAGATTCACGTCTACGTGGAGTAGCTTGACGAGTATTGAAGTCATGTACTTCAAGTGTAGCGTTATCCATCGCAGGGCGTAAGCTATCGCATAACCATGCGTGCTCTGTACTTGTTACGGTAAGTTTACCGAAACGAGAAGTTAAAAGTGTTTGGTCAGGGTCGATATTCGTGATGAAGTCATTCATATCTTCAACCTTACCAACCACGTTATAAGACTTTACAGCCATTTCCTTAGCCAATTAAATAGTTCCTCCTATTTAGAAAAGTAACCTAATTGTGCTATGAGCTGTGCCTGTTCATCGTTAGATAAGCGACTTAATTTAGAATAATCAATTTGAGCCGTAGGATTACCTGGTACTTGAGTTGAAGCACCAGCACTTTCTACGAAAGGTGGTTTCACAACAGGTTTCTGTGGCACTGCCGCATTTTTACGTTGAATTGTTGGCACATTATTAGCACCATAATATTCATTACGGACAGCACTCATATACGCATCAACAGTTTGCGTATCGAAGTTGTCCATAGCTTGTTTAATTTGCACTGCTTGTGCATATGGTAAGTTATTTAGTTTTTCCAACGCCAAGTGGTTAATCTCTTGGAAGTGAGGGTCTTGGAAATACTTACTCATAGTTTGATTGAAATTATCAACCACACGAGCCCGTTCTGCTTCAGCTTGGCGAGCAGAGAAGATTTCTGCTTTAACATTAGCAATACTGTCTGCGTATGCCGCTTGATGTAGTGGGTTATACTCATCGTATTCCTCGCCTAATGCATTTTGAACTTCTTTTCTAGCGTATGCATCAAGTTGAGTGTAATAATCACGTTGAGTAATTTGTGGTTGTTCTGGAACATTAGGTGTATTTTGTGGATTTACTTGTTGTGGTTGTACTTGCGGTGCTTGGTTATACTGTAAGCTACGACGTTCTTCGGCTAGTGCCTGAGTCTTACGAGTATAATCTTGGTTACGCATGTATCCGTGTAGTAATTCGTCGAGCGTTACCTCTTGTTCCTGTCCGTTTACTTTAACAACAAAAGTTTCTGGTTCTTCAGATTGTCCTGGTTGGTCAGCTTCACCATCAGGGTTCTCGTCGCCTTCTGCATTGCCATCAGAGCCAAACGCACCTTCATTAAAGAATACTGGGTTGCCGTCTTCATCAATACCAAAATCTGGGATATCGTCTTCGGCATTGGAGTCCGTTACAGGTTGCTCCAAACCAGCATCTGTTGCATCACCTGCATCACCGTCAGCAAATGTCTGCAAATCAAATTTGAATTTCAATTCGTCCATGTGTTTTCCTCCTCACTCCCCTTAGGGTTGGTGAATGTTAATTAATAGAAATTATTTCGACCTGGAGTCCAGTTCCAGCCAGCTTGATTACCTTTTTTGAAATCTGCCATACTGTCGCTGTCTAATTGGTCAAAACCCACACCATATGATGGTTGTGGTGCTGGAGCAGGTGCAGATACACTAGAAGATGGTGTTTCATAGTAAGTTGGCTCACTATAGTCATATGCTTCTTGAGCCGCCTTAGCTAGTGCTTCTTGGCGTAAACGCTCCTGTTCTTTCAAATACTCCGCATAAGGTGCTCTAATTATTCCTTGGTCTACCAAATTTAAGACCTCTTGTGGTTCAAACTCTGTACGTGCTTTCATAGAAGCAATGTCATCATCTCCCCAGCCTGCGGCTTTCATTTTAGCGTCATCAGCCCATTGATAGCCCATACCTTCGGCAAAAGGATTTTGACGACGCCATTTTTGGTCTGCTGGAATATTAGCCATGCGTTCTTGTGCAATTTGTCCCATTGTTTTAGGTGTGAATGTGCCATTGGCACTATCTCGGTAAGATTGCTCCATAGCTTTGCCTTGTCGCAAGATTTCAGCAATTTTAGAAGCAAAGTCTGAGCTTAAACCAGGATGTGATTGCTGGTATGCACGAGTATCTGCTTCATCTGCACGTGCTTTCGCTTGCTCATTCGTTTCAAATTTAGGTGACATACTTACAGAGGTATAATCTTGGCTAGGTGCAAATTTACCTTTGTCTGGCATTTGATACTCTGTATGAGCCTCCATACGAGCCTTTGCTTTGTTAATAGGCTCTTGGCTAGCCATGTAGTCTTGGTAATTGACAGGGGCTTCTTGAACCCCAGCCTTTTTAGCAAGTTCCATAGCGATAGGTGATGGAGCGTTACCGTTCCAATTTGCGAATTTGATGTTCATTCAATCTCCTATTCTGGGTAATACCCACGCTGTTTAAAATAATTTTCCTTTTCAAGAGCTTCTTTTAGTTCGGCACTTGATAATTTGCCACTAACTACGTGTTGCTCTAGAAAACTTTTAAAATCCTCCGATACCACTAGGAGGTTCCGAAGGTCCCTGAGACGGTCCTCGTTGCACGTTTTGAGGTTGTTGATTATCCATTCGTGATAAACCGCCAGCCAATCCTCCAGAAAGGTTAGCACCGCCGAAGCCTGCTCCCCCAAACTGACTTCCAGCATTTTGTTGTTCATTTGTTCCTGGTTCATTTCCTGCTCCTTGGAATAATACCTGTAATTGAGGTGGTAACATATTCAAATATTCTGGTGGTAAAATACCAAATTGTGCGTAATACTGTAGTGCATCAGGAGGTAATTGAGACAATACTTGCTGTTTCAACTGCATTTCCATTAACATACGTTGTTGAGTAATCGCAGGGTCAGTAATATAATCACCGTAGTTTTTAAATCCAATGCTTTCAATCCATTTTTTAAACAAATTATAGATGTTTTCTGGAGTTGAAATCATATAGCCACCAGCATTAGCTTGCATAATAGCAGTAAGTAATGTTTGTGTAGCCATAATTGTAGATTCTTTAGTAGCAATACTGATACCAGCATTAACAATTAAGTCAAAGCTACCATCCAAATCTTCTGGTGTAATACGCATTTCCTTATTAGTTAAGCGAATTACAGTAGCTTGGTCAATAAATTTCTGATTTAAGCTAACCATAAATCGGAATAATTCATATAAACCTGTTTCGGCGAACATACGTGCGACTAATTCAAGCCGTTGAGAGCTTTGTCCTAGGATTGCACTAATACCAGTAGCTGTTTTATTAAGGCTATTAGCGTCTAGACCTTGATTGTAGCGTGTAATACCAGTGCGGTTTTCTTTTTGACTTTCTAACCACTCTAAAAACGTGAATGTTTGAGGTGATAATGGGCTAACTGGCATTGGCATAGCCACTTCATTAAGAGAATGACCAGCTTTCATACGAATAACTTTACGTCCTTGAACGAAATCGTCAATATTAATAGCGGTTTCATCCAATAACATCTTAGGGTCATTAGTTAACGCCACATTTTGCATGATTTGGCGTGTTAAAGCTACTTTTAAATCCTGTAATTCTCCAATTAACTCTGCGTATGAGCGTTTAACCCAAATACGATGAGGGTCTTTAGTAGGTGAAATAGCAAAGAATGGGTGTCTGCCCATATAGTTTTGCTCCATACGGATGATTGTATCACCGCAAATAGTGATAATCATATCTTCCAAGATACCATCGCCATTAACATCAATCTTGGTATAGCACTCATATATGATTACTTCTTGTCGAGCTTGTTGCTCTTCGTATGTAATATCATTGTAATTATCACCAACGACTTCTTCAATAGGGTCATATAGGTTGCTTTTGTATGCATCGACTTTGATATCATCAATATTAGCATATACGCCCTGTGCTTCACGTTCACGTAAGTAACTCATAGTTACTTTGCGTTTGTGAGCAACGAAGTTTGCGTCTTCCAAGCTCTTGGCATCTGGAGAATAGATAAATTCGCTAATTAAAATATTCTCAATTTTAGGTGCGTTTTTGACATAATACGGTGATTGATATGTAACTAAGAAGTCACCATATATATCAGGACCTTGAAGGTCGGTAATCTCAACGCCAGTTTGAATTAATGCTTGTAATGCCTCGTTATTTAGTTTTGTTTGTTCTGTAGTGTATCCTTCGGTACGTTCCCAATAACATTTGATAATACCTAAACCAGTAATAAGTGAATCCTTAATCCAGTTATATAGGATAGGGAAAAACTTATTCTGCCGTTGAAGTTGATATACCAACAATTCTTGCATGGTTTCAGCTTTAGTATCATCTTCTTCGGTTACACCAGCTATGGTAATAACCTCATCAGAGCCAGTAAATACCTTCATAAGAGAAGGTAAAGCCCATTCAATGGTATCGGCAACATCTGTGGATACGAGGTCAGAAGTTTTAGATAAAATAGGGAACTTATTACGGTAATATTCTTTGTCAGCGTAATAGATTTCATAACGCTCTTTAACCACTGGTTCGATAACACTAGCACTATAGGCTTCAGCACGTTTAATATCGTTTTGGACATATCGCACTACCGTTTTATTTAAGTCCTGTAATACAGACTCGCTATCCATTTAACCTCCTTATAGAATACATATAATATTAGAATGTTTCATTAGGAGATATTTATTACCCTCAATGACAATTTCTTCAGTATATGGTCCGAATTGGACAGTATCACCTTCAGTTACTTCATTATGAATCCATTTACCAGATTCAAATTTACCTTCTCCACTAGCATATACTTTACCAATATGCTGTGCTTTTGGGGCAGAGCCAAGAATAATACCACTTTCAGTAGTTTCTTCTTTTACTTCAGGGATAACTAATACGTTGTCATGTAATAATTTCATTACATAGCACCTCCTAATGGGATGTCAGCAGTGCTGACTGAATTAAAATTACCTACAGGCGGTAAGGCAATTTGAGAAATATAAGCTAAGGCGTCGATTAAGTCGTCATGTAAACCTTTAGGGAAAGATTGTAGTTCACTCTCTAATTCCGTAAGGAATTTGGCTCCCATAGGGAACCAAACATTGCCAGTTTTAAACCGTGGTTGGAGAGTAGCGATACGTAATTCCTTCCGACTAGAAGCTTCTAAGTCCTTTACAGTAAACCAAATATTACGTTTAGGCATTTCTTTCTCTAGGTAATGTTTAACAGATGCTTGATAAGCAACTTTTTCTACACCTACATATATAGGCTTATACTTTTGTACGGCACGGAAGATACCGTCAATAGTTTGGGAAGGGTCATACCTATCAAAATCAATATCTAAGATAAACCATTTGTTATCTGGATTAACTGCTACTGTACAGATTACAGTATAGTCGGCACTTTCCTTTTCTGAAATAGCCAAATCGACTGTAGTATAAATAGAGCAATCTTCAAGTTTGAGCTCATTAGGAGCATAATACATAAAGTATTCTTTTTTAAACATTTGGCGTTCTGGGGAAATAGCAATACACATTTTCTCCCTTTCCCAAATGTCAAGTTTACCTAATGCTCTCCAAGCTTCTTTTTCTTCAAGTATTTCAGATACTGGGAATCTTTCTGCCCAGTTGGATTCGCCTTGCTCATTCATAACAGGGATACGCAATGCATTAAACTTTAGTAAATCTTTATTATTAATCACCTGTTCAATCAAGCATTTCTCACCGAGGTTATTCCCAATCATGAAGATACGAGTTTTCTTACCTAAGAAATAAGCGTCAGATAAGAACCAATCATAGTCATTTGTTTGGATAGTATCAGAAAGACTATCTTCTACGTCTTGAGGGTCATCTATGATAATAATATCAGGGCGTTTATCCCCCCATAACAAACCACGGATAGAGGAACCTTTACCATAGGCTTCCATACGAATACGTATTTCTTCACCCTTTTCATCAGTTACAACGCATTCAAATGCCTTATCTGATTGTTGTTTAACCTTGACAAGGTTTAGACTTAAAAATTCATTTGATACGTAAGTATCAGCAATTTCTTTTAATTGCTTACTAGCTTTGGTCTGGTTCGCCATAATAAAGACAATATAATTTGCCTTCTTAGTTGGGTATGTTAAACGATATAAAGGAAACGCACGTAATACATATGAGCTCTTTGCTGATTCACGGAACCCCTCAATGGCAAAGTGTTTATCCCCATTTAAGAGTATATCACTCCACATATAGTGGAACCAAGCAGGCTGTACTTCATCCTCTATTGGTAAAAATAACCTATGGAATGTAACTAGGTTCTCTTTCCCACGTCTAAAGGCTTCTGCTATCTTAGCATCTACTTCATTAGATATATTAACCACTCCTTCCTTATAAAATTAACCTACAATCTCCGTATTTGTTATCTGTATTATTCCAAACAATGCCATAAACCAAAAGACTACTCTATTTTTTATAAAAATTTTTTTACATATATCAATATATTATAAGTGGTACCCTTTATATGAACCCCCACCCTCTGTTATATTTTTGGGAGACGTAGGTAAAAGCTTATATAGGGGTTATATTTTTGGGAGAAGGGTCTCTAATATGGGGGGCGTACATATGGGACCCGCTGTATGCGAAGCCCCACCCATTGGCTGAGAATGATAATCAATCTCAATACGCAGAAATAGGCTAATAAATACAGTGAAATATAGCAATAAAGCAATAGCAAAGAATATAACCATACAAAAAGTGCTATAAAGCCAGTAAATACAAGGATTTCTATAGTTTTAGGTAATGTGGTTTAGTGTAGTCAAGGCAAACGACCACGGCTAGTGGTTGAGTGCTTCGGTCTTTGAAAATTGAATATGATAGTTAGTGCTTTCAATAGTACCGCTTAACCTTTCAATAATCTTTAATTAACGAAAGGCAAGCCAACAGGCTTGATATGGTATATATCATGAGCGTAACAAAAAAATCTATTGAAACTACTAAAAACACTACTAAAAAAGCTGTAAAAACAGGCGTTAATACATTCAAATTGAATGAAAAAACAATGACTCTAACATTAGAATTGCCTGTAGAATGGAACGCTAACCATAGCGTTTTAAAGGCTAAAAATCTCGAAAAAGTAGAGGGTAAAGAATATCAGAAAATGGTGTTCACCGACACCAAAGGGAACGAGGTTTACTTATTTAAAACAGGCTTTAATTATGAATCTGTAGTGAAAGAAACCGCAAAGGGTGTAGACTTAAATAAGGCTAAAGAGGTGTTATCGGACGATGAGCAAGCCTTATTGAAACTACTCTTAAAGAAAATGTCTAAATAATCAACAATCAATTGGTTAGGCGGTACTATTGAGGGTACTAACTGTATAAAGTTGCAGAAATTTCAGATATAACTCCGTGATTTTTGAGCACTTTATACAAAAACTATGTATAATTCTTGTATATTGGAGGAAAAACAATGAAAATCTTTATCAATCGAGAATTAATCACTGCTATTAGAGAGGCGGAGCAACGCCAATTAATCAGTGCAGTTGCAGACTTAATGGAACTAGGAATGGAGCGTAAAACCGCTTTAAAACTGGTCTCTGACATGTCTATAGACCTTGCTGAAAACTGGCACGAGTTGCGTAAATCCTGCTTTATCCGTCAATCTGGGTTTATTGAAAATGATACTCAATTACCTGGCTTTGAGTGGTGGCGTGTATTATAAGGGGTGGATAAAAATGAGAATTATTGTCAAAAAGCATGATGGTTGCGAATATTACAGTCATGTAGCTGTACCAACTACACGCCAGGAACGCATGTTTTTAAAACAATTCAAGTATGATTTACTTGATGAGTTTGGAGCTATGGACTTAACTAAGGCTAATGGCTACTATATACAAGCCTTGATTATGCTAGGCTATTGTGGACGTAACGATGATTTTTGTCCTGCTGTACCTAACGAGATAGCCATAGCATTGGGCTATTATGTTAATGGCAAGTGGCGTAAATGGGCGAAACTCAGAAAACGTATAGCATGGCTTAATCCTGTAGGCTTCCATAATTGGACTTTAGAGGAATATTCTGCTCACCTGGACTATTTAGATAGTCTTATGGGGGACGTATAACGTCCCTCTTTTTTTTTGTTTATTTAGAGAACATATGTTCTACTATTCATACGTATTGATTATCATTATCATTTACATGACCATTATTTTTTTGATTAATGGTTGAGAATGATACTCACTGAGAATACACATAAATACTACATCATATTATTTATTATTAAACATAATGATAAATATTATCATTTATTAATTCTCATTTACTCTTATCTCTTATATTCTTATCTACTACTATATAGATTAAAGAATGGGAATTTATTTTTTTATTTCCCCTCGCCGTCGATTCTGGTATATCTCTTTATTTAAAATAGCCTTAAAATTCATTTATTTGACTTCTAACACGCTTTAACGTGTTATAGGGTACTGACATACCCTAATTATATTAAACTAGCCTTATAGGCGGTTTAAATCAATTTTAGATGTATATCTATATTTCTGTAATACCCTTATAATTTGTTTATTTGCGTTATAGAGGTATTTTTTATATTCTCTTATATTATTACCTCATAGATTATTTTCTTATTACCTATGTATTGGTAGTTAGAATTTATTTTTTATTTCCCTC